GTTGGCAAGCGGAGACACTCTGAACGTGGACATAGACGCGGGCGGTCCCGTGGCGGCGACGTTCACTGCGGCTGCGGCTGCGCGCACGGCAGCAAACGCTGGACCGTATGCGCTGGTGAACGGGCAGAACATCACTGTCAAGATCAACGGCGGTCCCGTTCAGACGATTGCGTTCTTGACGGCTGAGTTCGTAGCGATCGGCGCTGCGACGGCGACTGAAGTTGCCGCTGTCATTGCGGCCAAGATCGTCGGCGCGAGCGTGGATTTGAACGGCGGCAATCCGCGCATCACTTCCGATCAACAGGGAACTGGCTCGTCGGTTGAGGTCACGGGAGGCACGGCAAACGGCGCGCTCGGATTCGCAGCGGGCGTCGTGAGTGGCACTGGCAACGTCGCCAACATCGCGGTCGTGTCGGTCGCTGAAGTGAAGACGATCGTTGAAGCGGCTGTGGCTGGTTCGCTTGTGACCAACGTGGCGGGCGCAGTGCAGATCGCCAGCACGACCGTTGGAGTGCTGTCGAGCGTGCAAGTCACAGCGCCGAGCACTGCAGACGACGAGCTTGGCCTGGACAACGCTGTCCACAGCGGTTTGAGCGGTGTGCCTGCTCCGACCCTGACGGTAGATGGCAAGTCGGACGGCACTTACGCGAACGCGATCACGATCTTGGTTCTTCCTGCAAGCGATGCGAAGCCAGAGCACTTCAACTTGAACGTGGTCAAGTCTGGCATCGTCGTTGAGCGCTGGCCGAACCTGTCGATGGACCCTGCAGAATCGCAGTACGTCGAGACAGTGATCAACGAAGCCGACACGGGCAGCCGCTACATCCAGATCACTGACCTGTTGGTCAACCCTTCCAACATCCCAGCGGAGCGTCCTGCCAACTCACCAGGCACGCCTCCTGTCGCGTTCGGCCCCATGACGGGCGGCGACGACGGGCTTGTTGGGCTTGTGGACAACGACTTCATCGGTGATGACGCCGCGAAGACGGGCTTGCACGCCTTTGACCAAAGCAACGCGGGGAACTTGCTGTTCGTCCCTGACCGCGTGACGCCTGCGGTGCAGAACGCGATGCTGGCCTACGCAGAAATCTACCGCAACATGGCAATCTTCTGCGTGCTCGATTCTCCGCTTGGACTTGGGTATGCGGCGATGGCTGCGTACATGGAGTCGTCGGGCTTGGAGGGCTCAACCGAGTTCGGTGAAATCTCGTGGCCGCAGATCAAGATCCTCAACCCGTCCAGGCCCATCTTTGGGAACACGGCGAACATCGTTGTCCCGGCAAGTGGACACGTCGCGGGCATGATGGCTCGCACCGATGCGTCTCGTGTTGGCGGCGTGTACGAGCCGCCCGCTGGCGTTGAGAAGGGCCGAATCATCGGCGCGACCGGCGTGGAAGACGAAGCGGTGTTCGAAGAAGCCGTGCGTGACTTCGTCGCCATCCACCGTGTCAACCCGATCACGAAGCTTCGTGGCTTTCCGATCGCGCTTGACGACTCGATGGTGCTCAAGGGTGGCGGGAACTTCCCGTCCATCAGCGAGCGGCGCGGAGTCATCTTCATCGAGCAGTCGCTCAAGGATGGAATGCAGTTTGCGCGTCAGCGTAACAACGATGAGCAGTTGCGTGACGAGATGGATCGCACCACGACGGGCTTCTTGATCACGCAGATGCAGGTTGGAGCGTTCCGCACCAAAGACCCCGAGACAGCGTTCTTTGTGGACACAAGCGAAGCGCTGAACCCGCCGAGCCAAGTGTTCGCCAACAAGGTCAACCAGCGTGTCGGCTTGGCGACGCAGAAGCCCTCGCGCTTCGTCATCCTGTCGTTCTCGCAAGACACTCGCGCACTGGACGAAGAACTGGCAGCGGCAAACTGAACCGGCGCGTAGCCAACAAGCACCTCGGCGCAAGGAGATCAGAACGACATGGCAGTCATCGGCAAGCCCCGCAACTACTACAAGAAGTTCAAGTTCATCGTGGAGATCGATGGGATTGGCTCTGCCAAGTTCCAGTCGTGCTCTGAGCTTTCCGCAGAGGCCGCAGAGGTGATGCAGTGGGAGGGCGGGGCACTGCTCCCTGAGAAAGACCCAGGCCGCATCACGGTTGCCGATCTCACGCTTGAGCGTGGCGCAACCAAGGACAAGGACTTGTTCAATTGGTTCGGACAAGTCGTCCGCATGTCTCAGCAAGCTGGTCTGGTGACGCCAGACTTCAAGCGGAACCTGAGCATCGTCCAGTTGGATCGCGACAACAGCACCTCGCGCCGCTGGCGCGTCTACGGCGCGTGGCCGAAGAAGATGGTCGTGAGTGCCGGATGGGACAACACGGCAGACGAGAACGTGATGGAGAGCGTTGTGCTCACCTACAACTACTTCGAAGTCGGATAAGACTTCGTGAGTAGCAGCCGCTATCAACAGCGGCGTCCGTGGCGCTTCAGCAGGTCAGAAAAGGAAGGTTTGACATGAGCAGCAACGAGCGTGAAGTGACGTGTCCGTCCGGGCTGTCGGGCGTTGTGCGCGGGCTACGCGGCACAGACATCCGTGCGATGTCTGACCGCTCCGCAGTCAAAAGCGGGGCAGCGTTTGAGGCGATGCTGGCGTCGTGCTGGGTCCGCACCACGAGCGATGGACCTTGCTACAACTTCCCCGAGGGCAAGGTTGACTGGAGCAAGGTGCTCGTCGGTGACCGCATGTATGTTCTCCTTCAGATCCGTCTGGCGACCTATCCAGGCGAGGCCTACCCGTTCAAGATCAAGTGCCCAGACTGCCTTGACCCGATCGATTGGGAGGTGGACCTCAATTTGTTGCACGTGAAACAACTCACCCCGAGCGCTGCCGCTACCTACAAAACCGGCAACGAGTTTCCATTCAAGCTGGACACTGGATTGCAGGGCTCGTTCAGGCTGATGACGGGCGACGACGAGCGCCGCACCCGGAAGCGAGCGCTGGGCAACGGCGGCTCGGTAGACGTGATCAACGTGCTCAAGGAGCGCATTGTCTCGCTCGACGGCAAGACCGACCAGTGGTCGATCGAAAAGACCTTGCTTGACATGGGTGCTGCGGAGCACCGGGACATGATTGCGGCGTTCGATGAGCACGACTGCGGTGTTGAGACCACGATTGAGGTGCGCTGCGCCTGCGGAACGGAGACGGAAGTCCAACTCCCTTTCGACCAGGGCTTCCTGATAGCGAAGCCGAAGAAGAAGCAGACGTCAGCGACGGCGCAGTAGCCGACCAAGACGACGACGACCCGCTGTACTGCGGTGAGCCGATGCCAGCGGACCCGGTCTATCCTGGCCTGCTTCCGATCCCTAGCCTGGCAGCGTACCGGCAGTCGTTGTTCCACTTGACCTACATCCAGCACGGAGGGTCAGGCTTGGGGTGGAACCCCGAGTACGTCGCCGCGCTCGATTGGTCGGAGATGCAGTGGTACTGTCGGCGCTTGGAGCACGAGCGCCAACGCGAAGCCAAGGCCATCAAGGGCGCGAGCAGTACGTCAACGCAGAGCTTGGAGTGAACTGATCATGGCTCTGAACGCACTCGGCCTCGGATTCGTACTGACCGCAAAGGATCTTGCGAGCGGTGTATTCCAAAAGGTGACGGGCTCGTTCTCTGCGATGGAGAAGCAGTCAGTCGCAACGCAGACCGCGTTCACGAAGGCCACGCGGGAGATGGCTGGAGGACTCGCGCTGATGGCGGGTGGGGGCGTGTTGCTCGGTGGCGCGTTTGCCGCTGCGTCGGCAGCGGGTCACTTTGAGCAAGTGCTCGCCGGGACCGGCGCGGTGATGCGCGCCACGACTGAGCAGATGGGGCAGCTTCACGACGCTGCAATCCGGGCAGGTATCGCAACGCAGTTCAGCCCGCTTGAAGCTGCGGAAGGGCTGCGGACGCTTGCTACGGCTGGGCAAACGGCGAAGCAGGCGATGGAGACGTTGCTGCCTGTGCTCGACCTGTCAGCGGGCTCGCTCGGGATGCTCGGGGTGTCGGTAGCGGCAGAGGCAGTGATCGGAACGCTGCACGCGTACAGCTTAGGCGCTGAACAAGCGACGATGGTGACTGACAAGCTGCTTCGCACGACGCAGCTTACGAACTTCCAGGCCAGGGACTTCGAGACTGGTCTTGCGAAAGCGGCAGCGGCGGGCGGAATCTTCGGTACGTCACTAGACGACACGTTGATCGCGCTGGGCCAGCTACGGAACCGGAACATCGACGCATCATCGTCGGCTACCGCGTATCGCGAATCTATCCGTCGCGTGGCAGCCGATGAAGGTGCTCGCGCTGCGGTGACCGAACTCGGCATTGATGTCTACGACAAGCAAACCGGCGCGATGCGGTCGATTCTTGACATCACGCTGGACTTTGCTGATGCAACTAAAGACATCACGCAGGCAGAAAAGAACAGGCGCATCGTCACCGCGTTCGGAGCGCGTGGCTTGCTCATGTTCAACGCTGTAGCGGGTTCAACGTTCACAACGATGCGCGATGGACGTCAAGTTACGTTGCACGGACGTGAAGCAATCGAAGCCCTGCGGATAGAGATGGCAGACGCGAGTGGAACCGCGCAGAAGTTCCGCGACACGCTGCTGGACACGTTCCAAGGTCAGAAGACGCTGTTTCAGGGATCGATGCAAACGCTGGCAAACCTTGTCGGTGAGCCGTTTGCCACTGCGTTGAAGCCACTCGTGTCGGGCGTGCTGTGGGTGCTCAACCGGTTCCTCGACACCCTTGTCGCGATGCCTGCTCCGCTCAAGAAGTTTCTCGCACAGATCGTCGTGGCAACGTCAGTCGCGCTGCTCTTGGCTGGCGCGTTCTTGACGGTGGTGTCTGCGATCAAGCTGTCAAGCATGGCGATGACGATGTTCGGAGGAACCGTAATGGGCACCCTCGGCCCACTCTTGCCCGTGCTTGGGGCTGTCGTGGCCTGGGTGGCTGGCATCGCGTTTGCCGTGGCGCTACTCGCCCGCGCATGGAGCGGGAACAAAGGCGGCATCCTCGATGGCTTCTCGCGCATGGGGCACAACATCGGGCTCGTGTTTGATGCGCTTGGTCAACTCAAAGAACGCGGCGGGTTCTTCGGTCCGATACGCGACGAGTTGAACAAGGCTGAGAACAAAGACATCAAGACGTTCGTGCTGTCCATCTACCAGATGGGATACCGCATCAAGCAGTTCTTAGAAGGCATGACAGCGGGCTTCGACGAAGCTGTGTCCTTCTTTGAACCCATCTTCGGTACGCTCGGCGAAGCGTTCCGCATGCTTGCAGACTCGTTTACAGAGGGCTCGCGCTTGCTCTCAACGGGCT